AGGACTTATAAAGCAGACTATATTATGATTTTTGTTTAGACTTCATAACGAATAATTATAAACTAGCAAGTAATTACGATTGTAGGTTGTTTATTTACTTTGCGAACTTGATAACCTAATAATCTTGTAGAAGGTTAAATTACTTTGTTTACGGACAGGGGTTCGACTCCCCTCAGCTCCACCAATATGAAAATAAAGCCTTATTTTATAAGGCTTTTTATATTTTTATGTGTATTTAGGTACATTTTAGGTACATATTTGTATTTAATATTTATTAATTTTCCAAACGAAAGGAAGATTAATAATGAATAACTATTGTATAAACTTAAAAAAGAAAAAGAATAAACCATATTGTAAATTACTAAATAAAGAAATACCATTTTCCCTTTGTAGGGAATGTGGTAATAAAGAATATAAAAAGCCTGTGGAACAAAAAAATTCCGGTTTTTATTCAAAATTTCCGGTCTTAACCGGAAAAAATGCACAGTCTCGGGAGAAAACGCCTCCTAAAAAAGTAAAAATGCGTCAAAAGTCGAATAAACTGACAGAATTAGAAAGAAATAGATATAGTGTATTTAGTGAAAATATTAAAAAATGCCACCTATGTAATAGTACTTATAAACTAACTTGGCACGAGATATATGCAGGAAGAAATAGGCAAAATTCTATGAGATATGGCCTATGTTTAAGGATATGTTTAAATTGCCACTCTAAAGAACAAGAAAATAGCCAATTTAACGATTATTGGCATAAGAAAGGTCAATTATACTGGGAAGAAAATATTGGCTCTAGAGAAGAGTTTATCAAGGTATTTAGAAGAAATTATTTATAGTTATCTTCATAATCTGAAAGTTTTAAAATTGATATTTTCTTTTGCTCCTTTTGTTTTGCAAAATATTTATTAATTTTTTCAAAGTTAGTCTCTATTCCTTCCATTTGAAATGCTTCTACTGTTTCTTTTAAGTGTTCTTCACATAAATGAATTTCTTTACCATCAGAGATATAATTTACAATTGATTCTTTTTTACACTTTTCAAAAGAACAAGGTAATATATAATCTTCAAGTTTAAATGTTACCTTCATTTTTTCACCACCTTTCATTTAATTATCTATCCTAGCACAAACAAATAATAAAGTAAATAAAAAACTATAGATTAACTACTCTGTTAATATCTATAGTTTTTCTTTTTGGCATACTATCAGTTTGAAACCAAGCCCTTTTATTTCTTATATTATATTTAATAATTAAAATGTTATCTTTTCTTTTTGTTAATCTATAAATAATATCTTTATTACTTATTCTTTTTTCGACCATATTATCCCCTCATTTGGCTAGATATTATACCACTAATTAAAGAAAAATGCAAATTATGTCATAAAAAAAGAGTGGACTCTTAAAGCCCACTTCTATTCTATAACTATTTGAAATTTAGTAGCAGTTACTCCCATCACGCCAGCATAACCATCCTGATTGTTAATTGTTTCATTATCATATTGATAAGGATAGTCATTAACTTTGTATTTAGCTTTTTTATAAGGTCTAATATTATCTGGTGTATAGTAATAACATTCTACACAATCAATAGCACTTTCACCATCTCCAGCGAAGCCGTTTGCTAAATTGTTAATATCATAACCAGTAACATATGGAAGCCAAGATCCACCTTTTATATGAGTTCTGTAACGAACACTTCCTTTATCTACTCTAATTGCAAGTGCAGTTATAGGACTTCCCTCATAGCCAGCATAATCTTCTAGGTTTTTAACTTCTGAAAGCCATCCGTGTTTTTGTGTTTTAACCCTATAATAAACATTAACTTCGTTTGATGTGCTTTCATTGTTAATTTTGTTAGCCTCATCAGCGATATATTGCATCTTACTTCTTAGATAATCTCCAGGGCAAGTAGTATTTGCGAACATTGAATGCCAAGTTAAGTTCTTTCCTGGTACTAATTTTCCTAAATTTCTTCTCTTAGCAATATCTGCTGCTAATTTAATAAGTGCATTTAAAGTAATGTCGTTAACATACCAACTATTATCATTATCTGATGTTTCAATAGTTACTGACTTACAATTGCTATCCCAATTACTATTAGTCCAAGCAGTATCCTCTTCATCAACATAATTAGCAATACTTCCATCATAACCTACACCATAATGAGAACTACCATATCTGCCTTTTGCTTGAAATATTCTACCACATTGTTCTGCAGTTAATCTTCCTGCCATGTGATGAATAGTAATTGCTTCAATACTTCTACCACTTCTACCTTTAGTATAATTTCCCTCATCTGCAGGTACTACTATTTGTGTTAAATTAGATTTACTCATTAATAATCACCTCTTTTTTAAACTCTTCTCTTTTTATTAATTTATTTTCCCATTTTTTATATGCGTCAAGATAAATTTCATCTTTTTCACCATTATAAGTTAATTCATAATACATACCATCAGTAATGTTAGTGCTTAATAAAGCCTTTGAGTTTTTCAAAGTTTTACACATCCAAACAACATATACATCTTTGATACCAATCTTTTTATTATCAGTTATTTCTGCTTTATTGTTAAAATAGTCAATAACAATATTTTTGCATATAACTTCAAATTCATAACTATCTTTCATCTGCTTCATTCCCCTTACCATTACTTAATTCTAATTCCATTTCTTCAGTTAATACTAATTCTTTGCTATTCATTAATATCACTACCTTTCTTATCACTCTTAGCAAAGTAAAATGTCATTATCATCATTACCATTGGTACAAACTGCTCTGATGTTACTTTATCAGCAAACCATCCAACTACCAATGCTACGATCATTATTATTGTCATTATACTTTTTAAATCAATTAATTTTGCTATTTTTTTTAATACTTCGTTTTTCATTACAATTTACCTTCTTTCTTTAATTTCTCCCACTTGTCGTGAACATAACTATTACCACCATGTTGGCAATAATCATCATATAGTTCATAACTTATCAGTTTTTGTTCTGATGAGATTGTTTTTTTATCTGCCAATTCCATAAAATTAATTAAGTTTGTCTTTGTATTTGACAGATTATTTTTTTTGATCTCTTTTTTAATTGGTTCTAACAGTTTGTTCAATGCATTTACGAGAGCCTTTTTTAAGTATGCGATAGAACCTATAAGTGCTACTATAAATGCCAAAGCTTTTGCTATTTCTCCTAATGTTATATTTTCCATTACTCAACCTCTCTCATTTCTTCTTCTACATATAATTCATTTAACTTACTATCATCAAAATTATCTGCCAAAAAGATAATAGTTGCATAATAAGGTTTATGTTCTTTTTCCGTTTCAGTGGCAGGTATATATACATCGCCGACATCTCTTATTTGCTTATTTTCATCTGCTATCAATACTTTTTTCTTTCCATATCTTCTTATTTCCATACATTACACCTCCTAACTTACTGTCCAACCTTTCGCAGTAACATTTGAAAGTGCTGCTTGTCCTTCTTCACTTGTTAATTTGGCGATATTTGTACTGCCAATATAAATTCGTTGTGAATTACATCCTCGAGCTGCTATATCATCCAGATAAGTAAAAACATTTATTATAGATTGCTCTGTCAAATTTTTATTATCAGAAAGTTGCAATGCGTATCTAGTATCATTTGTTGCTGTACTTGTTTTAACTGTTTGTCCAAAAATAAATCCACCGAGATTAACAAAAGACTTTGAACTATAAAACATACCTCTCGCATCATCAACAGATGAAAAATTCAATAATGGAAGTTCTGTTATTCCTGTTATGTCGTCAAACATTCCACGGCTATCTTTTAAACTAGAAAAATCATATTGAGGGAAATTAGTAGGAAGAGTTATATAAGCAAACGCTTTATAAGCAGCTGTTACTTTAGATGTATCAACAAGAGGCAAGTCTCCAAATGGCCAGCAAAGAAAACCTTGATGCATATCAGTTCCTACTTCTGGAACAGGATATTGCTTAATTGCTTTAAACCAACCAGAACTTCTATAATATTGGTCATAATAATTTTGAGCATTTGTACCAGTAGGTAATATGTGTTCAAAATAATCATTTATATCAACACCACTTGTTTTAACATTTACTTCACTGTAACCATCTAATTCATCATCAGATGCTTTATATACTCCATTTGAAGTAATGTTTTTGGTGCCTAACTTTGGCTCTGGTATATTTACAGTAGCGATTTCTTTTTCTCTTACATTATAAATACCATTTTCAATAATTTCTATATTTCCTGTTGGTATTATGTATTCATCGGGTATTTTATCTACTATTACCTTAGATAAACCATCATAGTTTTTATCTGGAACTATTTCTTGTTGTTCTTTTGTAGGAATGACTTCTTTTTCTTGCATATTTGCAAGAACTATAGAAGGAAAGGAAAAATTAGTTTTCAATTTTAACAAAATTGGTTTTTTTATTAATTTCAATCTAAACATCTAAAAATTCCTCCCTTAAACTATCATACCAATATTCATCTATTATATAAGTGCCTCCTATTGTTTTCCTGTCTCCTTTAAATAATACTCTTGCATCCATTTTTACTTTGCTATCAAAATTAAAAGTTTCTTCTTCTGTCAGCCATACTTTAAATACACCATTTTGATATGTTACTTCTTCGCCAGTTCCATCATATGTTTTTGTTAAATTACCAATATTAAACTGCACTTTTAATACTGCTTGAATATCTAATTTATTGTTTTCATTATCGACTATTTCAAATTCTAAATAAAATTGATTTCCTTGTTTCATTTCATCTACTTCCTTTTTATTTCCATTTACCTATTGCTATTATATCAAATGTCATTGTGCCGCCTGGTTCAACTGCAGGTTTCCATAAAAATGCACTACCAATCGCTGTTTTTGTTCTTTCAAAAAACGATTCACAAAAGCAAGTTGAACCATCAGCCAAATCAATAGATACACTAGGTATTTCTATAAATTCTTGTGCATAATCTCCAAAACTAATTCTGCTTTCTGTTTCATAAACACTCCCCCATGCTTTATCAATAACCACGCCTGTAAATTTTATTTTCTTTATACAAATCATTGTTCCATTAGCATATTTAAGCCAACTTCCATTTGTATTAGTTCCGCTTTCAACAACAATTTCATTTATTGCACCTACTAAATTACTTTTATTAGTAGTATTTAAATTGGACAAATTTCCAATATTGTTATTTTTTTTTTCATCTTCTGCAAAATTTGCTATTATTTTATCTTCAAAATCATTGAACCATTCAGATTCAAATGGTACAGAAGTGTCAGGCAAATCTTTAAATACCTTCTTTACTATTTGTTCCATTACTTATTTCCTCCAATCTTTTAATTCTATTTTCTAAGTTTTGAATAATCAATTGTTGTTCTTTAATTGCTTGTAAACATAGTGATGTCATAGAATAATTATCAACGCCTATTTCATTGCCATCATCATCAATAACAGTGATTAATTTTGAATAATTATATTTTTTTCCTATTACAAAACCTAAATGCTTTTTTTTATTATCTTGTTCTGATTTCAAATTATATTTATAAATATCAGTTTTCATCACTTCTTCAATTCCACTTTTAAAAATTTCAAAATTCTTTTTATTTTTTTCAAGGGATGTTTGCGTAAGTGAAGCGCAAGTTATATTACCACCAGATATATCTGTCTTTGAAGTAGAATCAGTTAACGATTCAAAAGAAGCTGTTGTTGCATAAATTTTATATGTTTCTATTTCACTTAAACCAATTTTAGTAAATCTTGTTTGACTACCATTGCCGGTCGTTTTAATTATAAATTTAGGATCATTGGATGAAAGAACAAATTCACCGGCTGTGTTCGCATAACCATTTATTTTTCTCAAAACCTCAAATATATCATCTGTATCAACGTTTCCATTTTCATTAATATCATACTTTGCCATTTCTTCTTCCGTTGCAGTAGAACCATTTTTAATTTCATTCATTCTAACTATATCTGTTTGATCATAATCGTATTTATCTTTAATGCAAACTGAAAAAGTGTTAGATAAAAGAGAGAAGCCACCTATTTCACCACTGGTGGCAACAATTCTACCATCTTTATTCACGCTGAAATTTGGACTGGTTATCTCTATCTCATCAGATAATAAATTGAATTTTTTATTTTTGATATTTAACTTATCACTTTCTATTTGTATCAATGAACCATCTTCATTTTTTTCAGTACTCAAATTTATTTGAGCGATAAGCTTATCATTATCTGTCTTCTTTTCTAACTTTAAGTCCATTTTTTCATCTTGCAACTCAAACGATGCTTTGGCGTCAACAGAAGTCGTAAATACATCTGTTAACTCATTTTTTGTCGCATAACTAACAGTGTATGTAACATCATCATTTGCAAAAGATTCTAAATAAATTTCATTATCACCCTCAAATAATTGTATAAATATTTTGCCGACTTCTTCTATTTTCTCATTTGATAAAGCGACTTTATTTCCTTGTTCATCGGTACCTATCCTTGTTATTTTTTTACATATACCATTCCTATCAATGGTAAATTCATCAAATACATCACTGTTTAGATAATCTAGATATGTAAGAGGAAGTTTGATTTTTCTTATGTTTTCTCCACATTTTATAACTAAATTACTATTTTTAAAAAAAGTATTGCTTCCAAGATAAAATTTTAGAAACAATAATGAAATATTCCCTTTTATGGACAGTTCTAACATATTTCCAGCCATTGCATTTGGTAATGTTAATTTATGCATACCGGTAATCGTTCTGACTGTGTTTACTATTTTGTTAACAGATGCACTAATCGAACTTTGTTCAAGTTTTAATTGAGAGATGTCTCGTGAGAACTCATCATTCGTTTCTACTATATTAAGTATTTGATTTTTTACGTGATCTACTTCATAACTAACTTTTTTTATATCTACTTTCGAACTTCCAGCAAGATTATAATTTGTATTACTTTTCTCTTGCACATCAGCACCAACAATGCTTCTAATTCTACTAGTAGTTTCATAATTAAGTAACACAGCATCAAAAGTATCGCCTTTTTTATCTTTTACTTTTATAACATCATTCAAATCATAAAAAAAGCCATCCACAAAATCAGATAGTTCAAACGGTATGATTGATTGGCCAATTATGTAATTTGCTACTTTTTCTATCATTTCCTCTCTATATAAATCAACGAAAGGATTATCTAATATTTTCCACTCAATTATATTTGAAGGTTTAACTAACGGATATGCAATATCATCATTAATATCTTTTTTCCCCAATACAACAACATTAATTGGTCCATACTGTTCTTCTTTACTCAATTTAACATAACGATTATTGTTAATAATATGATCAGTAGCATATTGTTTCTTTATAACTAATTTGCCGTCACGACCAATGAAAGCTATAGAGCCACCTATTTCTGCAATTCTACTTATTACCTCTCTGTAAGTTGTAGTCTCATTAAAATTAGGCTGCTTAAAATCATAGTCATACCAATTAAACGATGTTGTTTCTAATTCAACGCCTAAATTAGTACATATTTCTTGAACTATTTCTAGTCCTGTATGAGTGAAATTCCAATCCAACTCGCTTTTATAAGTATCTGTAAAAAACTGTCCTTTATCTTGTATATTATTAAATGTTATAGTTTTTTGTGATATATTTGTAGTAATTTGTTGAGCTCTAGGAATAAATATACCTTGCTGAATGTACTCAACTACTCCATTTGTTTCAATTCCTTTATAAACCGTCACTTCTTTATCTTTAAAGTCTAGGTTGCCATCTATATCATATATTTCAAAAGAACAGGTTTTTATCGGAAATCCTCCAATCATCGAAGTGCTTTTGTGTGATATTTTTGGGGTTGTTTTTATAATAGAAGTATACTCAATATTGTCCACAACAATTTTACTTTTTGATTTTACAGATAATTTTTGTTCAACTTCATTTTTATAATTATTACTTATTGCATACATAATTATTCAACTCCATTTGTAATAAATCTAATTTGAAATGGATCAGTGTGAAATTCATCATTAATAAGATTAGCAGTTATTTTATCACCAGCAACATACATTGATTTAGTAACAAAGCCTTTTTCTTTCAAATCATAAAATGTCACACTACAATCTGTCTCTTCAAGTAGATTAATTAGTTCTGCAGCTTTCATTTCATCTCTATAATCTTTAAAGTCGTAATATACTTTTTTTATCATACCTATGACATCATGATACATAGTTCCATCATCACTTCTACCAGCATTATCTCCTTCTTGCATAGAATATTCCCAACCTATGCCATCAGCAGTATATATGGTATCATTAATTTTAAATTCATTTTTTTTCATTTCATCACCTCTAAAAATTAAGAAGAGAAATTTATACTATACTAATAGTAAAACTTCTCCTTCCTCAATTTGCGTTTGATTAATCTTCTTGATAATCTTTCTTCCGTCTTCATATCTAACTTCAAGTATTATTCTCAACTCTTTTGAATTATTAGATACTTGACTATCTTTAATAGCTTTCATTGCTTGCTCATATATTTTGCTTTCTGGTGTAGTAATCTCAGGTTCTCTTTTATTATCACCAACTATCGCAAGTTGTGGATCGTTTTTCTTAAAATAACCACCTTGTGCTAATTTTGGTATTTTACCTATATTCAAGCCTTTTCCTCCAACTCCCGGTACCCAACTTGGTATTTTAATTTTGTTAAGTCCTCTTATAAAAGCATTTATACCATCAATAATTAAATTAATAGGAAATTTAAACACAGCAACTAAACTATCAACAATACCTCCAAATATATCTTTAACGCCTTGCCAAGCCTTTTTCCAATTGCCAGTAAATATACCTGTTATAAAGTCAATAATTCCGCCAAGAGTTCTAAATATCGAACCCACAACATCACTTATTACCGCCACAACACTACCAAAAACACCACTTATCAAGTTACCTAAATAACTAAAAACTGGTGCTAATTTATCATAAATCCAACTCATTATAGGATAAATAAATTTATTGTATATCTCCAAAGCACCATTAACTAATTTTCCTATAAAATCTCCAACTTTTGTTACAACTTTACTTAAATGTTCTTCCCATAACCAAGACATTGTTTCTAAAAATGGTGTAATTATTGGTTCCAAAACATTATCCCATACTTTTTGAAACAAACTTATTATATTTGTAACAAATTCACCTATATTATTTACAAGTGGTGCACCATGTTTATCCCATAAAGTTTTTAAGATACCACTAAAATCAGCCCATCCTTGAGTTATAAGTTGTAATGCAGGGTCTATTGCAGTGGTCCATATAGAATTAAAAAGACCACTAACACCATCTATAATAGGTTGTCCCCATGTTTGAATACCATTTGATATATCAGTCCAAAAAGTAGTCCAAAAACCAGACATATTAGTTAAAGTAATTGAAACATTTCCTTTTATATTATCCCAAGTAGTCTTTGAATTTGATACAAAATCTGTGCCTAATGTTTTCCAGTAATCCCATAAAAAAGAGCCATAATTAGTTACTGCTCCTACAAATGCACTTATTGGTTCACTATTCCAAGCACTTTTTACTTTATCTTTTATTTTATCTAATATAGATATTGTTCCACTATCATCAATAGTAGGAGTTACTATTGAAGTACTAGATCTAGTATCAGTTCCACCACCATCACCAGAATCAGAAGAACTATCTTTAGTTTTTAAAACATTTATTTCATCTACTCCAGCAAATGCTTTGTTAATCTTTTTTGCAGATGTTACTGCATCATTCGCAGAATCTTTAGCACTTGTTCCTATTCCAGCAATGCTATCACTGGTCTTTGATACCACATCAGGCATTTTTAAACCAAATGTACCCATAACTACTTGTATTTTCTCAAATAGTCGTGTTACAGCATTTATAGCACTATTTATAATTGGAATAAATAATTGTGCTATTGGTGTAACTACCTTTCCAATTGCAACAGTCATCTGATTAAAATTGAATTTTAATTGTTGTATTTGTCCCGAAAAAGTTTTTGTATATGCACTAGCATCACCAACTTGGAATCTTGTTTCTTTCATTATCCCATTGTATTCAGCTTGTATTTTTTGGGCTTGCGTCATTGCAGAAGTGGTAGTACCATGTGCTTTAGCCCAATCTTCCCACATCTTTGCAACATTTTTAGTAACACCAGCATTATCAACAAGAATACTATTCTCATTTTTAAGGCCCTCCGTAGCAGTTACTACGGCTTCTCCTAAATCGTACGATGCTTGTCTACCGAATGCTGCACTATCTTTTAGTCTAGTAAGAGTATCTTCTATTTGAGAAGTGTCATATCCTCTAGATAAAAGATTTTTATATGCAGTGGCAGTCTCTTCTATAGATACCAAACCATCTGCTGTATATTTTTTAATAAATTCTTGCGCTTCTGAAAAAGAATTGCCAGTACCTTGTACAATACTATTTAATCCTGTAAAAGCACTTTGAGCTTTACTAGCACTTGAAACACATTCTTTAGTAAAGTTGACAACTTGTTTGACTGCAAATGCTCCAGCAATAAAACCACCTATTTTTTTGAAAGTACCAGAAAAAGCATTTTCACTACTTTTTAATTTATTATTTAACTGTTTATCATAGTTAGAATCATTTAGTTTTAAATCAACTCCAACCGCACCTACAGTAGTTGCTTTTGCCATAAAATGCACCTCCTATCCAAACATTTTTGAAAATATTTTTGAAATATCTTCAGTTTTTAGTTCTATTTTTTTGATTTTATTATTTTTTCTTCTAAATTCAGCCCATTCACTACGAATTTCTTTTTCTTTTTTTGTCATTTCTCTTATTTTCTTTGAATCAGTTTCCGCTCTGATTTGTACAACATATCCAAGTGGTGTTTCACCATTTAATCCAGATAATAGTTGTCTAAACTCCTGACAAGGAATATTTTCATATTCGTAATAAAGTCTAATTCCGTATTGTTGAGCAAAACTAGAGACAATCAAGTCCCAATCAAACCTTAAATCATAATAAGTTTCTGGGACTATTAGTTTTTTCTCATTTGTTCTTTTGATTGTTTTTCTAGTAAATTAGGATCTTCTCCAATGATTGCACCTATAATACAATAAGATAAATGCATCGCACTTGAAACAGGTAAATCTAAATCTTCTATTTCTTTACTTGCCTCTTTTCCTAATGCTAATTCATAAATTTTTGAAGTTCTTTCTTTTTCATTCAATTCCTTATCTTCTTGAGTTTCTTGTATTTTTTCCCAAGTTTTCTGTCTATCATCAACAGTATAAAGTTTGTCTCCAATTTTTAATTGTGGATGGTTATCTCCACTTAATATTTCTTTTGTTATTCCAGTATCAATTATTCTCATTTATATTCATCCTTTCTTTTTATAAAATAAAAAAGGGTAAAGATTTAAATATCCTTACCCTGTTGTAGCTGCTGTAAAAGTTGGCTTTCCTTTACAAGTAATATCACCACTTAATGGTGCAACATCTGTTGCAGCACCTAAAATATCTGTTAGAGCAGTAACAGCAGTAAAATCAAGTTTAGATTCATCAGGAAATTCAATTTGCCAATCAGCCTCTGCTTCTTTTCCAATTTTATATCTTAATCCCTCAAGATAATCATTTCCTGTATCTCCTAATGTTCTTTTACCACTAAATGAACCGCTCAATGCTTTTGCAGTTAGTAGAGCATTTTGCCAACCACCATCATTAATAGAATACCAAGTTTCTGTATTGTTTTCTATAGTTAAACTTAGTTCTTCTAAATCTGCTATTTCACTATAAACTGGTGTTTGTACGGATGCAGCGGATGTTTTTACTTTTACTTTACAATTACTTACTGAATATTGTCCTATTGTAATTTTTGCCATTTCTATCACTTACCTTTCTTCATAAAATTGTAGTTCTATCGAATATTCATACACATTATTATCATCTGTCCCTAAATTAATAGGCTCAGCATATATCATTTGTGTAAATACCCGTTTTTCATTAATGAAAAACGACCTCTCGTTAAAGAAGTCATATATTTTTTGTGCCATTATCTCGGCATCATTTTGATTTTTAGTATATCTTAATAGAATTGTTACTGCTTTTATATTTGTAGATTTGTTTTTAATACCACCAAATACTCCAACATAACTTCCATTCATTTTCGAATTATAAAAGCATATTGCTTTGTCTTTGTTATTATCAATTTTACCTATACTAATAGAGTCAATCCACTTAAATTCACTTTTAAAGTAATCTTTATATTCTTTTAAAGTCATTTTAACTTTCCTTTCAATATTTTTGTAAAAGTTTTAGTCGCAAATTTCTTTTTATTACCGTTGATATATGATTCAAACCATGCACCACCAGCATTTTTATTATGTGTCTTTTGATAATTATATTCAGGATGAAAATAAAGTCTCCTAGCATATACAGTATCAGATACAATAGACACAACGCCACTGCTTTTTTTAGAATCATCAATAAATGTACTTCTATTTTGCAATGCTCCAGTATCAAATGGCATTATTTGACTTTGTTCTAAATCACTTTTTAACGCATCTGCAGTTTCAACTAAAGCCTCTTGCATTAATTTCTTAACATAAGCATTACCTTTAGGATCTATTTTACTTGTAACTTTAACTTTCATTTTATTTCGAACTCCGTATGATGTATAGTTCCATTAGGATTTTTAGGTCTATAACCTGCATGTATCTCATAATTACATCCATTTATAGTAATAACGCCATCACTAATATTACTTAATGATGGTGCTATATCTCCCTTAATAATAACTTTTCCTAGCAATGTTATTTGTTTGCCATTAGAATCAATAATTCTTTTGGATTTTTCACTAAAAATACATTTACCACTAGTTTTAAAATTTTCTATAGGTTCTCCTTCTTCAGATATTCCTATATCATTTAAAACTAGTGAATAATCTGTATTTAAAAGAAAATCAGGAAATGGTAACACCTTAATATTGTTTGCCATTACCTTAACCTACTATCCAATCCTGTCTTATGAACATAATCGTAAGCCGTTTCAGACATATTTTTCTTTTGTGCTATTGTTTTATTGTTATTAGAATTATCAATATTTACGGATATGTCTAATACACTATAAGAAGATACATCTCTATTATTTTCATTGTTGTAGCCATTCAAATAAATATATTCTGCTTGACAACAAATTGCTTTACTTATCTTTTCTTTCTGGAAATTGGTTAAATTGTCAAAACCTATCGCAACAATTCTGTTATAAGTTATACTATCAATTTTTTCTTGTGCTAATTTTAAATTTTTATCTATAACATTTATAGTGGTCATAATCTTACCGCCAAATGTATCTAAATAATAGTTACTATCAACATAAAGCTTCATTTAAGCCACCTCCTATTGAAGTGGTTTCTTTTCCACTTCATTTTTTTCAAGTTTTTTTGGAGAAGAAGGCTTGATACCTTCTTTTATCTCCTCAAAATTTTTATTTTTTCTTAAGTTTTCAATATAGAAGTTCAAATTTTCTTCTACTATTTGATTAGTTTTCTTATTTTTGAACTTCGCCATCGTTATCATCCTTTTTAGGTTGATTTTTCTTTTCTTTATCTTTATCTTCCTTTTTAGGTTGATTTTTAATTATTAGTCCAACAGTTCTCATTTATATCATCCTTTCTATTTTTAAGCAGTTGGTGCAGCCTTATGATGTAAGTAAATACCTGCAGTTTTATTCTCATAAACATCTGCAAGGCCATATTTTCTATAGCCAAATTTCCATCCATCGGCAGTTTGATTTTCTTCTGGAGTAATTACTTTTGGTGCAATGTGTTTATTGTATTGCATTACAGCATCCTTATGGATTACCATAAAGTTAATATCAGCTCCATTAGTATCACTAGAATCAGAACCTTTAGCATGTCTCTTATAACCGCCTTTAGTTTCATTAGTTGATTTACCATCTAACATATCAATAGCAGTATAGAATCTAGTTTGAGGCACTAAAACAATTTGACTAAATCTTGCTAAAACTTCTTTAGATTTTGTAGTATCAAGATCATCTACTAAGCCTTTTAAAGTTGGTGTAATAAATAAATATCTATTTTCATAAGGTACTTCATCCTCATCCATCTTATTAGTAGCAGTTCTTAATGCAGAGATTACATCAGCACCAGTAGATAATGTTGCTGGTGTTGCAACTTTAGAAATACCAGTTGCTCCTGCATAAGCAGCAAATCTAAATGCATCGCCTTCAGGTGCAACTTTTGTTCTAATAAATTCGCTTGCAAGTTTTCCATAAGCAAGACCTGCAGTTTCTTCATTATCCATTGCATCGATATTGAACATTCTACCTCTTTCATAATTAAATTTTACTGTTTCATTTGTCATAGTTACATCACCATTTGTGTAACCACTATTTCTGTCATAATCTCCTAATGCATCCATATCAATTTTAGGAATTATGATTTCATTTGCATTTGCTCCTGCTTGGGCTAATGAACTATCACTATCAAGTATAGAAGTTAATGCTGCATTTTTGTATACCTCATCTAATAAAGGTACATATTTTTTGAATTTTGCTATACTATTTGCCATTTTATATCATCTCCCTTTCTTTTTTTGGCAATAAAAAATGAGATTATTTTAATCCCATAATTTTTCGCATATCTGCAAGTTCATCTTTTGCTTCTTCTTTTCCATCATCACCAATTTTAAATCCTTTTTCATCTTCTTTATTAGATTTACCAATTAGTTCAGGAAAATCTTTTAATAGGTCTTCAATTTCAGCACTTAATTTGCTTTCATCTAATTGACCATCCTTATCAAGAATGTTCTTCTTATCAACTAGTCTTACTGCCCTAGTAATTTTTTCATCTTTAACATTCTTTCTAAGTAAAGCATTTTCAATTTTAGTATTGATAGCCTCAAGAGTTGCTTTTTCTGCTTTCTTGATTGCTTCTTGTGTTTTTTCATCAACACTTTTAGACTTTTCCTCTTCCTCTTTTGCTTTTAAAAGAATAGATTTAGCCTTTTCTACATCATCAATACCTAAATCTTTTAACTGCTTTGCCAAAGCCTTTTGTTCGTTTTTTAAACTGATGTCATTTAATTCTTTATCAGTGTACTTTTTTTCTTCCACTTTTTTATCAGTTTCTTTAACTCCCTCATCTTTAGCATTTTTTTGATTTTCTACTGATTCATTGTCAGCAGTGTTATTTGCATTATTTTCTTCCCCACTATCAGCAAATAATTGAATGTTTAGCGGCATTAATTCTTTTTGCATATTTCTCCTTTTTCTATGTTGGATAAGGTCATCCACACTCCGTTTATTAGATACGGTCAAACTATATTTTAGTGCATAATAAAAGCCAGTATTTCTACCGACTTATTTTTATAAGCACCATAGAGTAGATACTAAGTCTTTACCCTTCCCGTTCGGCACGCCTAACTTTTTCAGCCTACTCAGATGTAGCGTTTTTTATATCTACTCTATGCTACCTATAAAGGTAACACTATTTTCTTTTGTTTAATAAATTAACAATTTCTCTATTTTCCAATCTTGTTTTTTCTAATTCATTTTTTATTGCAGATAATACACACATTATAAAAAATAATAAAATTGCTATAATTATTAATATTGCTATCATATTTATTTCCTTTCTACATATAATATTAATGGTCGGAGCAACGAGATTTGAACTTGTAACCTCTAGTTCCCAAAACTAGTGCACTACCAAGTTGTGCTATGCTCCGATTTGACACATTATAGTTTTTGTGCTATAATGTATATATTAAAAGTTGTAGTCGTGGTGACCTTTTCACCTAGTGTTACAACTTTTATTTTTTTGTATTTACATTTTTGAATATTAAAAATTGTTTACCTTTCTTTATTCCAATTTCCTCAACCCATGGTGCTTTCCACTTAAATAATTTATCAATTTGTTTTACTAATTCATTAATAGTCAAAGGAGAGTCAGTAGCTTCAAACAAAAACTTTTTTGCTTGTTTTTCTTTTCCATCAACATTGTGGAATAATAGTTGGCTACTTTTGCCAGTAACAATTTTCATATCATAGTTTCCTAAAAATTGTTTTTTCTTATATATAGTACAGTCTGCAACGCTAATATTTTCTGGAAATTCCACTTCAGGATTTAATTGTATATTTAATCCTGTTTTTTTTACCAACCAATCAGCAAACTCTCTTTCATTTTGTTTTGTTCTATATTTTACAAAATGATCATCAATAATATATTTCTCTCCGTTGTAATTAAATATTTCATCTTTTTCTAATATCTTTGTTTCTTTATTATTTACATCAGAAATATCAGACCATTGATTTGTTATATCAACATAAGAATTATTAATAAGTTTTTCTTTCTCGTTTATCCATTGTCCTTTTCTATTAGCAAACATTTGAATATTAATAGGAGATATTGAACCATTTTCTAATCTATCAAATCTTTTGATATTTCTATCAATATAATTTAATTTTCCATTAGTTATTTCATTTATCCTATTATTTATCCATTCAACATCTTCTTCGTATTCTTCATCAGTATAATCTTCTATATTTTCTACTTCTGGATAATATGTTGTTAAGCCGTGTCTGCAGTTAGGATGTAAAAACCCTTGTTTCATTGCTTCACTTAGTAATGTATGTTTTCCATCTGCTTTACCACCGCTATAAACATCATCTACGAATATATGTTTTTCCCATTTTTGACATATAGGACAAGCCCCGCCGTGTGAAGTTGCTTGAACTAATGTTCTACTTATTGATTTTCTAAAATCTCCTTCTCCCATTAATTGTGCCCTTAAATTAGCGGTCCTAACAGCCATTTGAGAATAACTAGCAATGTTAACTCTTCTTCCATCTTTATACTCTATACAATTAAATCCTCTATTTAAAAAGTCTTTATTTGTTTCATCTATAGCAAGTTTAGTTTTTTGTAGTTCAGTTAATTCTTTAGTTGCCATTCTTGCCGCTTGCTGTTCTGTAAAAACATCATTAGCAACATAAAAAGCACTTTTATGGATAACTTGTCTATATTGATCGTTAGCCATTCTTAATACTGCTGTATTAGCAGTTTTTAAGTCGTTATTTACTACTTTTATCAAAGCATTAACTTTTCTATCATTAGTCTTAAAAAAACTATGATTCATTACCTTAGATGGTTTCAATTTATTACCGATTATTTTGTTATATTGATTAATAGCATTTATAGAGCCTTGTTTAACTTCTTCTTTCATATGTTTAGAGATTTCTTTTGATAATCCATTAGTATATCCACCAATTATATTTTTGTTTTCCTTTTGATATCTTTTAAGCTCTTTTAATTTTTCTGCTTGCCATTGTGAATATTTAAATCCTGTTTTTTCTTCTTCTCTTAAATGCCTTTGGTAATTTCTTTTCATTGAAGATATTAGTTCCATTTCCATATCTTCATATAACTTTTTTATATTGTAATCATTCATTAATTATCACTACTTTGAATTATTTTTATATCAGAAAACTTGCAATTAACTGTTGTTGACACTGTATTATTTTTTCTTTCTGTAAAACTCACTCTTTCATTGCCATCCCAATTGGTTATACTAAAATAAGTTATGTCTTCATAAGTTTTGCCATCATATTTAATTTTTAATCCTTTTATTGGTTTTTCTTTACTTTCCACTAGCAACACCTCCATTCAATACATCTACATTTTCTATTAAATCTAAATCATCATTAATAGATGGTTCTTCCATTTCTATTATTCCATTTTCAGCTTTAATCCTTTGAACTTCTTCTTTTTTCCATTCATCATTTTTAGTATCACCATATAGTTCTTCTATACTTGTTTCTATGCTCATAACACCATTCATTTTTGCTTTACCTATTGTTTCAACTTGTGCCTCAAATGATGGGTTAGCATATCCTCCAAAATTTGCTATACCCTCAGTATCAGATATTTTGTTTTTATTCATAGTATCATAAACTTTAAATGTGATATCAACAATATCACTAATTTTTTTAGTAAGAACTTCTATTATCTGATTTCTTTTATAAAGAGTTGTTTTTTCTTTTTCTCTTGTTGCCTCTGCATTATCAATTTTCTTTGTATCTATACCTAAAGTGCTTGGGCTAATTAAACCTGTCAAACATTGATCTAGTGCGGTTATATATGTACTTAATAATGCTTCGTGTTGTATTTGTCCTTGAGTAGTTTCAATTTTATTTTTTGCATCCTCACCCATTGATAATTCTACAGATATATAATCATTATCAAAGTCATTTGCTCTTAATACTGTTCCAGTATCAGGGTCTTTAGGTAGTAATGATTCTGGTATGTAAGTTTTTATTTGACCTTTTCTAAGTGCCAACATCCATTGAGACCATACTTCATCAAAGGCATCAAAATTATCTAATTTACCATCTAATATGCTTTTCCCTCTACCTTTATATTTCTTTGACTTCTTAAACATTATAGGTAGTGCCATTATAAAATTATTAGGATTAGTTACTTTTGCATATTTCTTACTTAATTCAGGAAAATCATTTATATTTAATTCTATTCCTTCTTTATTTTGTAATTTGTAGGTTATATCTTTTTTTGAATATCTTTCTAGCAAAGTATAAGGTTGTTTGTTGATAATTTTTTTTGTTTTAAAGATTACTGCTATTAATCTACCTCTTTCATATTCAAAATCAACCCTAGAACCATCGTAAAATTCAATGATAGGATATTTACTTATGTCAGTATCAATAGACCATTTAAATGCTCCATCACCAGATACTAAACCACCAACAACAGATTCTCTTATTAAACTTTTGATTTCATTTTCTTTCGCAATTTCATTCCATTCTTGTTGTCTTTTTTCAACATCAATTTTATCTAAGTCGTCAGTTGTTACATCTGCTAATGTATCAATTATCATTGCGGGTAGTCCTGTATGAATCTTTCTTAGATTCATTCCTACTGTAGGTTTACTTCCCCAAAAATGTTTATTTCCAAGTCTATCATTTGCTTGTTCATATAGTTGTTCCAATTCACTTGGTTCTCCTCTATACCATATGTTATTTATAAAAGCCTGACTTTCAAAATTATTTAATTGTTCAATATCAAATCTAACAGAATCAGCATCTTTTATTTCCAACCAATTTCTTATCATATTCTTCACCCATCCCATTTCTTATCACTCTCCAACTTTTATCATTTGTTTTATCATTTCCCAATTTCCAATTAAATCTTTGAATGGCAGCCAAGCATACTGGCATCCTTGGATACTGTGATCATTTCCATCCTCTAATTGTCCATCTTCAGTATAACTGTAAGTGTTACATTCAGTTATATAATCTTTACAAGTTTCTACAATAAAAAAATCTTCAGTATTTAACCAAGATTGTTCTAATTGTACTCTTGTTAAATTTTTTGTCTTTTTCCAAGCACCCTCAAAAGCATATATACATCCAGTTTTTCGTTGATATTTTTTGGCTTCTGCTATAGTTCCTGCATCTGCACTATCTATAAATATATATCTTGCAAATCCCCATTTGTTTTTACATTTTTCAGCGAAATTAATTAACTTAGGTATTACATCACTTGGTGCAAAAGGCACTTCTCTTTCTTTATTGTTGTAAGTTTCTTCTTCCAATAAGAAACATTTTCTATCATCAGTAATACCAACAAATTCAAATGTTAATCTATCATGTGATTTTTTTGAATAAGATGTATCACATCCAATTGAAAATCTTATAAATTTTCTTTTTTTCTTTGGTTCCTTTTCTTTCCAATCCTCAAACATTGCTTGTTTTTCATTTATGATGTGCTTCTCAGCAATTACATTAAATACAAGTCCGGTTGCTTTTCCTCTTAAACCTTGTATTTTATTTTTATATAACTTTGTTCCTACTGGAACCGACTCTATTATTTGTCTTTTCTTATCTTCACTTAAACTTAAATTATGATTAAATGTAAAATACCACCAAGTCCAATCAGAAACTTGTGTCTCATTTAACATTTCTAATAATTTTAGTGGTCCATCACTTTTGTATTTTTCTATTGGTCTAGATTTATTAACGAACTCTGTATAACATTCTTTATTCGGATCATCAGGATTCATAGTACATAGTCTGTAATCTGCTCTCATGAATGCTTCTCGAACAAACTCCATATCAGCGATATTAAACTCATCTATAAATAATCCAAATACTTGTCCACCTAATGCTTTTTTCCATCTTGCTTTATTATCATATCCTAGTACATAAATTATCTTGTTACCATTTTCTGTATGGAAAATTATATGCGGAAGGCTTATCTTCCCTTTTCCATTTGGATTGTACTCTACACATCCACCTTCTTTATAATCTCCGAATATTTCAATTAAACCTTTATCTGAATTAATTATATTTTTTTCGATGGTTCCTAAGTCTAGTCCTGATATAATACTCGGTTTAGTTCCTTTATAATTTGATATTTTGAACATGAACTTTGGTATTCCTACAGTAGTCTTTCCAGCAAAAGTTGTCCCCTCGAGAAATTCAGTACTGCAATCATATTTAAGAAAATCTATATATTTTTCACTTAACGGAAATTCTTCATTCACTCTTACCACCTAGTTGTCTAGATATAGATGATAATATCTTAGTAGCTTCGGGATTTTCAATTTTAACTGTTTCTGTAAACATTCCTAAATATTTACCTAATAATTCTAGTGCCTTAAGTTTATCATAAGTTTCAACACTTATTCCATTTTTTGTTCTTTTATACCCTGCTATTACCTTTTTATCAGTTTCTTCTAAATTATCTGTATAAGCAAATTCAATATCTTCGTATTCTATCTTTTTTCCATCTTTTGATTCAACTGTCTTTTTTACCAACTTCGCTATTTTTGTTCTATCAGTAAATGCTATAGCGGCCAACTCTTTTACTACCATGTCTATATTTACAATTGCTTTTTCTTCTACTTTTAATCGTAGTTCTTCAATATACTTTTTTATGTTAGCATTTGTTAGCATTCTACTGGCATTAGTTCTAGCAGTTTCCTCTTTTTTGCAGGTCTTGTATACTTTCATATATGCTTGAGTGGCATTCATACCTAATTTTAAATACTCTTGGCAAAACTTCTTTTGATTATTTGTTAAATTCATTCTTATCGCCTGCATTTCTTTTTTTTAATAAAAAAAGACACTAATGTGTCCATATTCTGATTACATACTAAATGAAAAAGATAAATATCATTTAATAGAGTAAAGGAGGTATGTAATCTCGTATTAGTAAGTACTATACTAATGATGTTCGCTTTCTATCCCTCATCGGCCGAATTCTTTGAAATAGAGGCTTTTTTAACTACATCATCAGTATACTACCTACTAATAGGTAGTGTACCAGGGGTAGTTATATGTGTGACTTTATATATTATCACAATATCATTGTATACCTATATTTGTGCAATTTTGTGCAATCTTTAATTTTTATATAACATTTTTTTCATTTCATCAATATAATTATATATTTGTCTAACACTATAACCAACCAGTTTATAAAACTTATACACAGATCTATGCTCTATCCATCTATAGATGTATATTTTATCGTATATGTCTCCTTCCCCTTTCATTTTAATCAATTTCTTTTTTAATTCATAGTCTAATGCATCACGCACATTTCTACTTTGATTTATTAATTTGTCGACTTCATCTATTTCACTTGCATAATTGATTAATTTAGTATCTGACGAAGTATTATTGGTAACCATAATCTCCTTTGGTTTAATCGCTCCCGGCATTACTGCAAGAATTAATTTACTTTTCTTTTCCAGAGCATCGGTGTAATCTTTTTCTGCCTTTTTGAATTGCTTTAACAATTCGTTATATTCTATATACATTACTACACCCCTTTTATTATTTTTTGCATTTCATTTTCGGTGTATTGTTTGTTGACATAATTTTTTCCTAGTGATTTTTCTTTCTTATATACTTCTGCTAATAAAAATTGTCTATTGTCTTTAGAAATTATCTTGTTTTTATGCTCATTGTATTTTGAAAGTAATTCCATATCATTTTTTATTTTTCTTCTTTCCTGTCTTAACGACTTAATTTCTTTTAGCATTCTGTAACACCAGAGAACATTTATTTTATTATTTTCTATATAATGAAGTAAATCTTGGGTTTTGCTATCAACTACACTCAATTTATTACCTAGTGAATTATTATAATCATCTATTTTATCTAATTTTGCTACTATTTCTTTTATCTCTTCTACTACATTCATTTACTTCCCCTTTCTATAACCTTATTTTCCCCCCTGATATTGCTAATCATTTCTAATCATATTTCTTTTTAATAAGCATACAGCTTGTTTTAATTTACAATCATGAGTTAATTGTTTATAATATTTTTCACTAGTTTCTACTATTCCTATTATCTTTACTAGATCATAATCGTTTTTATTTCCTACTACTGCATAATCTCCTACTACTGGTTTCAATTGCATATGGGATATATCCCAGTAAAAAATATCACCATTGTTTAATTTTCCTAATATTAACTTCATTGTTTACCTCCATATATACATTTTTCATAGATACCGATTGAGTTAGTCATTACTGAGCCGCCCTTTTCTATACAATTATTTTTTTGGATATTCAATACAAACATCGTTATAACTACTACTATAATCGCGATTATTGTTTCTAATAAATATTTATTCATTCTCTCTCCCCCAATTCTAAAAGAATCTGATTAAACAACTCATTATCTATATTCAAAATATTTTTTAATTTTAAATATGTTTTGATATCAAATGTTTCATAATTCAATGCTGTAGCTAATTTGTTATCTTTTGTAATATTATTTTTTGTTAAATATTCAGTTGTGGAATGATAACCATTTATAAAAACACATCTCATTAACAAAGTATCTTTATTGCTTTTATTTACTCTTTCCTTGTAACCATTTAATATTTCATAAACATCTAATATATCCTCTCTTGGTAACTGAAATAATTGCTTTAATAATTGGCTTTTATCCATCAACGATACCTACTTCCATATCTACCAACAACTTCTTCTCGACAGCCTTTGTTACTACAATAAATATGTCCTGCATACATAAATATATCTGTTCCATAGCAAACAGCACTATGGCAATTAGGGCACTCTACTATATAATTCAACTCATCATTCGAGTTCCTTTTGTCTAATATTTTTATTGGTGGTTGACTTAAACTAGCATAAATATAGTTGTCTAGATCTCTATTTTCAAAATCATTTTGTGTTACAAGTGCATTCATAATTTTTGCAAACATTTTGTTAGCAGTCATTATCTACTTTTTCCTTTCATTTTTTCTTCTTGGTATATCTCTAGCACCCACTTCAAGTTAAGTAATGCACTTTTGGTATCTTCATTTGATGGTAAACTAAGTAAATAATTTATTTTTAATTCTATCTTTTCTTCAAAGGTTAATCCTTCGTAATTTATATTTATATCTTTCATAATTCCTCCTATTCATCACTTTTGAAATTATATATTGGCTTAATAATTTTAATAATATCTACTGTATCCCCTATATTATTAATTATTTCTTGTATTGGTTTATATACAAATGGTGCTTCATCAATTGTATTTTCATTTACTGATGTTGTATAAATATTTTTCATACTTTCTTTATATTCTTCTAAATTAAAAGTCTCTTTTGCTTTTATCCTAGACATTATTCTACCTGCTCCATGTGGAGCTGAACAATTCCAATCATCATTGCCTTTTCCTATTCCAATAATACAACCATCTCTCATATTCATTGGTATTAATACCATTTCGCCTTTTTTAGCAGATATAGCACCTTTACGAACTATGTTATCTTCAAATGATATATAATTATGTATTGTTTCAAAATACCAGAAATCCTTCTCAATCATATCTTGAGTATACCAATCGCAAGGGGATATTGCTTTTTCCCTTAATCTTACACTTTTATATCCTTCATAATATGGCAGTTCAAAGTAATTACATAATATTTGTTTTGCTATAGACAAACGATTGTCTTTAGCAAACTCTTGGCATATTCTCATATCGTATAAATATTGTGATCTTAAATCCTTTTCTAAATAACATAAATCTTTTGGTAATTTTGTTTTACCCTCGTATTTTTTTGATATTTCAATTAATTTATCTTGTATTTCTTTTTCTCTGTGTTGTTCTTTATATTCCTTTATAAGTTTCTGTTTTGCTTCTTTCATCTCATCTTCATAAGAACAGTATATAATTGCTTTCTCTTGATATATTTCGGCAACTTGTTTCCCCAAATTTCTTGAGCCTGTATGTATTACTAAATATTTATTATCATCTTCATCAACATCTATTTCTATAAAGTGATTTCCACCACCCAATGTTCCCATAGATTTTTCTAACCAATTATCTTTATTTTTTAATAATTTATAACAATATAGTTGTTCTAACTCTAAAAACTTATATCTTTGATTTTCGTGGACATTCATTCCACTAGGAACATATTCATTGATAATTTTATCTAATCTTTCTAAATCTAAATCAATGTTGCCTAATTCAACACATAACATACCACAGCCAATATCAACACCAACTATATTTGGAATTACTTTATTTCCTAAATCACCAGTAAAACCAATCACACAACCTTTACCAGCGTGAACATCAGGCATTATACGGATTTTGCTATCCTTAAATGCCTCTTGGTCTAATAGTTCATTTATTTGATTTGTTGCTTCTTGTTCAATATTGTTAGTAAATATTTTTATGTTTTTCATACTTATTCTCCTATTCTATATTCCATTTGTTCTATTTGTTCATGTGTGATGACTGATTTTATATTTTTCTCTATAATCCAACTATCAGTATCTTCTAAATAACAATTTTCTGTAACGACTGCAAAGTTAGTAAAGTTATCATTTTCTTCGATAAATTTATATTTAAAATCTAAAATTTCACTTCCATTAACATAATCTCCAACTTCCAAAATATCAATTATGTTATAACTTGCCTTACATTCTTTTATGATTTTTTCATCAGTATAAAATTTATAATTAAATTTATAGTCAGTATTTAGAAAATCATCTAATTCAATTACTTTAACTCTAGGCTTACCATAACCATCATCTTTAGTTATATTTACTATTTTTCTAATACCATAAGGAGTTCTAACATACATTCCAACTTCTAATTTCATTTATTCCACCTCTTTAACTACATCTTCGATAGCATTTACGATATCCACAAATTCTCTATAATTAATTTGATTATTTAAAATATGGTTTATTTTATCTATTACTTCTTGTTGTTTTTTTATTTGTCCTTTTAACTCTATCTTTTCTTTTAAAAGATTATTATATTTATCTTGTAAATCACTCAAATTAAGCATTTCTTCGGGATTTTCTGCTAGTTTTTTAAAAACATTTTCGCAGGATTTTTTTACATATAATTCTAGTTCTTCTTTATTCATTCTTCCACTCCTTTATCATCATAATTAATCCTATAATTCCTCCTATAACAATTAACCCCCAGAATATTAATGGTATATATAATATAAACATTTAATCTCCCTTATTCCAGCCTAATTCACTCACCTGTTTATTTATTGCTTGTAATTCCTCGATATCAATAGTGTTAAAAATTTCTTCTTCATAATAAACACTAAAATTTTGTTGTGGCTTGTAAAATCTTATTTCAAATACTTCTTCACAATTATAAATGATATAATTCACATCATCACATATTTTTTTATATCCTAATTTTTCAAACATCTCCTTAGCAGTCATTATTTATCACCTGCCATCTTTTTATATTTCTTTATACAACCTCTAATTCCAACATTATCGCTAAATCCAGTGCTTGGAATATATAATTTACCCGTATAACTCCAAAAACTCATAATTACCTTTTTACCACAATATAAATTAAAATGTCCTATAGTTTCATTACATAACTTATAAGGAATATCGTTTTCCTCAAATTGTTTTTTAGCATATTCTAATCTATTATTAAAACAATTTTCTCTTTTTTCTTGTGCTTGCTCTTTTAATATTGGGCTTATATCTCTCCAATAATCTGCTAATGTATCATTATCCATTTACTCTTCCTCCTTACCACTTATAAGTCAACATTAGATATAATACATAAATAAATATTGCTAATAATATTAATTGTGAAATTATTACCAAAGTATAAAATGTGTTTTCCATTTTTTCTTTTTTAGTTAATTTCTTTTTTGGAAATTCTTTCTGTAATTCTTTAACCTCTTTTTTTGTTAATTTCTGCGGTTTCATTTTCTTCTTCCACCTCTTTGTTTAAAATTTTTTCTTTTTCCATCATAAGCATATTATTTAAAAATTCAAGTTCTTTAATAACCTCTTTAGGTGCCTTTTTCTTTTCATAGTTTTTTATTCTTTGTGGTAAAGATTTTTCAAGTGCAGTAAGTGTAGCTTCTCTCTTTTTTAAATAATAGTTTTCCATATCTAATTTAGTAATTTTCTTTATTAATTCCCTATTTTCTACTTCTTTTAAATTTCTGTCTCTAGTTAATCTCTCTATTTCTTTTCTACTACCACTTAATTCTTCTGCCGTTTCAAGTTTTAATATTTCTCCGTTCATATTCCCCTCCTTTATTTCTTTTCATACAATAGTTCTTCTAATTTTTCCATAGTTTCTTTCAGTTCTAAAAGTTGAGGAGCAGTTTTAATTTGTTTACCACTTTTTAGCATCGCTAAATATTTTAATGCCTTTTTTATAACAAAGCTGTAATCCTTCATTAACACCACTCCTCTATTAATCTTTCTAATTCAATATCATCTTTAGTTTTTATTCCTAAATTCTTAGCCTCTTGCACTACACCATTTAAGAGAATGCTCATTTCCCTGGTGTCATACTCACTACTGCCTTTATAAATTTTATAATGGTTAAACTCTTTACCATTTAAAATGCTAGTTCCAGCCAATTTATAATATTTAAAGTAACCTTTAACATCTATTTCAGATAATATACTTACCATTTCAGATTGTCCATAATCTATTAGCATCTGCAGATATACTTCTTCTTTTGGCTTGTTAAGCACATTTCCTATTTCAGTTACTAATTTCCAAAGATAAGCATTAGCATTTAAACTTCTCTTTTCTCTATGCTTATCTATCTTTACATCATAGACAGTATCTTTATCTAATCTAAATATTAGTGGTAAGAACTTGTCTATCTTTCCAGTATCATCTATCATAAAAGGCCTCTTTCATAATTTTATTCATTATTGTTTTCATTTTTTTTAATTAAAATTTTACTTTTTAATTTTATTTCTTCTACTAGGTCTTTATTTGTCTGATTGAAATTATGTTCTCTGACAATCGATTTAATCAAAGTTTGACAAACTGCTAAAAGGTCTATACCAAGAACAAAACCTCTAATAACCTCTGAACTAATAAAAATATTAATAAATGCTAAGCCAGCTGCTAGCCATAATATTACTAATGTAATAGTAGTGATTAATTTTTCAACATTATATTTTCTATTTTTCTTTGCAAATTTAAGCAATTCCTTTTCAGAATTATTCTCTGAATTCATTATTTCAGTATTCTCATTACTAAGATAGATTTCTAAGTCACTATATTTTCTAAATAGTTTCCAATTTCCGTGGTTATCAACATGCAAATGGAACCTCTCTCCTAATAGTTTTCTTATTTTCTTTTCTTTTTTTAATTTCATTTTTAAAACCTCCTAAAATGGTAAATCATCATCATTAATTTGCACTTCATTTCCAAAGTTAGCAAATGGATCGTTTGCTGTAGGCATACTATCAATTTGCTCAGTAGTTATTGGTCCAGGTTTTACTGGCGGTTCTTCTAAATTATTTACACTATCGTTACTGCCTTTGCTATCAAGGAAAGTAACATTTGATACAAATATTTCAGTAACATAAATCTTTTTACCATCTTTATCTTCATAATTTCTTGTTTGTATTCTTCCCTCTACTGCCACTTGATTACCTTTCCTTTGATATTTAGAAAGATTCTCCGCTAGCTTGTCCCATACTACACAATTAATAAAGTCTGCCTTTCTTTCACCATCTTCATTTGTATATGGTCTATTTACCGCTATAGTAAATTGACATACTTCTCTTTTTGTGTTTTCTGTCATTTTAAGTTCAGGATCTTTAGTTAATCTTCCAACTAATATTGCTTTATTCATCACTTATCATTTACCTTTCTTAATCTTTATTTTCAAAATCAAAGAATTTTTTGACAATATCTTCAATAGTCTTATCAAGTGTGTTTTCTACACTTTCTTTATTGTCTTTTTTTATATCTTCTTTAGCTAGTTTGATTATAAAATTCAAATCTTCTTCATCAATTACTTTATTTTCTAAAAAATTACCTAGCAATGAACTAATTAATGCCATAAGTTCTGTTTTTCTACCTTTAGCTGCTACCCTTTCATTTGTAACAGCAATATATACATTTGCACTATCTATAATTTCTCCTATTTCTCTATTATCATTTTTCATTTTTCGTTCCTCCTAAAATTTAATCTATCTCTAAATTCTTCTTTTTTATTAATGTAAACATATCTTCCACACCAACCACAAAGTTTTTTAATTCTTTTTTCAAAAGGATATATGACTACAGTATGCCCACATTTGCATATATGTTTATATTTAGATGCCTCGTCTGCTTTTTTGTCTATTTCTTTGTTAGTCATATATACCAAATCTTATGTCTTTTCCTATTTCATCGTAGTCTGGCTCACAAACAACTTTCTTCCTTTTAAGTGCTTTTTTTAAACTACTAATTTCAGTAAGTAAGTCATCAATAATACATTCTGCACTTTCAATTGAAACAAAGCCATCTACCGATTCATAGTCAGTAAGTGTTATTTCCTCTATCTTATCTATCTTTTCCTGTCCTAACTTCATTTTTATTCCTTTCTTTATGCTCGTGCATAAACATATATTTAGAATTAGTTCCCATATTGTTCATTAACCATTCGGTCGCTGATACTTTACTTAAATGAGTACTTTTTACTCTTTTCTCATAATATTGACTTTCTGCTCTCTGATGTAATTCTTCCTCATTTTCGTAATTGCCTTCAATAAAATAATAATCATAATTTTTGGCGGTTATATGTTTTATCCGGTTAGTATCAGTTGCATATATCAATTTAGTTCCACCTATTTTTAATTTATAACCACATTGTAGAACATCATGATATAGTTTTATAGGTATTACTTCAAAAGTCCTATATGAGTAAATTTTGCCAGTTTCATAGACATCTATATTTTTCTTATTTACTCCACATTCAATTAAATCTTTTACTAACCATTCACAGCAGCCAAATCTCAAAGTAGGTCTTTCAATCGCTAATTTTGATATAGTTTTCTTATTAAAATGATCTCCGTGAATATGAGTTAGTAGAACTATTTCTAATGTCTTGTAGTATTCACTTAATTTTTTAAATGAAATCCCACAATCAATTAAAATAGTATCTTCTATAATCAATCCGTTTCCATCAGAGCCACTACCAATTATTTTATATTTCATTTATATTAACCTGTTTTACTTCTGTAATCTTTTCAGTTGCTTCTGCTACCTCAGTATTTATTGTTTCTTCAGTAGGTACAGATACTATAGGTTGATTATCAACATAATCACAAGTTCCATCCTCTTTTATAACTGACATATCCTTGTTTAAAGCTTCTTGCATATCTATACTCATAATTCCCCATTTAGAAATTAATTGCCTTAACATAGTTTTAAAAGCCATACCATCAAAATCTTTACTCCAAAATGAATAATTAGTTCCCTTTTTTACATCACTTGCATATGCTGTTGAATACTCTAGCGCATGTTTTTGCATTTTTTCTTTTGACCAATATAGGTTTTTGTAAAATCCATTTAAGTATTCAAAATAAGCCATATAACCAATTATTGGTTTATTCTCTCTTTCAACCTCATCTTCTATAAATTCAAATTGATGCTTACCAGTAAATTTATTTCTACCTAAGTATTCACCTTCTCTTACTTCTATAACGTCGATATCTTTGTATTGACCACTTCTAATAGCCAATTGTATATATCCCTTGTATCCTAATTGGAATTGTGCTTTTTTAGATATTACTTCATATTTTTTTGTTTTTTCATTATATTTTTTTTGATCAAAAGGCACTAAATAGTATTGACCTAATTGAGGGCTTGGACTTAAATTAAGTGCTTCTCCAAGTAATGCGCCACTAAGAATACTTCCGGCATCGCATTCTTGTAAACCAGGATTAGTGGCTACTGCGCTGCTTATTGCTGCGATAAACTTAGCTGATCTTTTTGGATCTCCCAATGTATTATTAATTAATTTTTTATAACCTTCACTTTGAATAGCTAAACTAAACTTTGGTTTATTTTGCATTTGCAATTGATTATTCATTGATATATCCCTCCTTGATTAAGTAATTCTTTAATTCCTTTAATCTAGGTAAAGTAGCCCTAACTTTAAAGGTCATCTCGTATAAGTCCTCTTGCTCTTCAAAATCATCAATAGTTGTTTGTTCTTCAACTGGTGCAGATAACACTTTTTCTACTTTCTCAACTACTTTTTCTTCTTGTTTTTGTTCCTCTTGTACTATTTCGTAATCTTTTTGTACTTGATTTAGTATTACATATCTATCGTTTACTTCTTTGATAGCCAAAGATAAGTTTTTATTTTTTAGATATTCAACAAGTATTTCACTATTATGTTCCATAGTGTTTATTGTTTCAATGTCTCTTTCGGCATTGTCTACTTTTTCAATAATTGCATCTTTGTATTTTTTTACCAATGCTCCTTTATCAGTTAAACCATCTAAACCAATTTGTAAGTTAAGTTCTTCAAATGATAAGTAATTATCTTTGATAACTGTCTTGGAAGCTTTATATTCGTTAAAATAATCAATTGCTAATTTTTTAGCCTTTTCTTTTAAACTATCCTCCACTTCATCAATTTTAGTCTTTAATGTTAAATCTGCTTGTTGATATTTTGACTTTATTTCTGCCTCGTAAGTTTTATTAAATAAATCATATGGTGCATTAATTTTTTCTTTTATGTCTTTTCTTTGTCTTTCAAAATCTTTAAGTTCTGCTCCTAATTTAGTTCTTAGTTCTTTGATAGACTTTCTTGTCTCTTCACTGCAGACTAATGAATTTAAGTTTAGATCTTCAAGTCTTTTATCTAATTCTGCTCCGACTTCTTTAATTTTTTCAGTAATTTTTGGTAATTGTTCTACCACTGCTATTTGCATCTTTTCTTCCATTTTTTCATACCTCTCTTTTTTTATTTAAAATCTTTTAACAAATCTTCTAATTCTTTCTGAGACTCTTTTGAAGTTTCCTTTGCTATATTTTTATCAAACCAATCAGGATTCTTCGATTGATAAGTGATGTTTTTCTTTCGCATAATATCATACTCTCTTTCCCTTGCTTGGGCTTGTTGAACTGTCTTAACGTTCTCTCTTTCGTATGCTGAAAGAATTCTTGAAATATATTTTATGTTATATTTGCCATTTAAAATTGCTTGCTTAATAGCATATCTAGTCAAATCGTTATCTTTCCAAGTTCTAATTTCTTCATATTCTAGTGGTGCTAGTGTTCTTCCAAAGTTTTCTTCTACAAATATAAATAACTTATTAACAACAACACTATTATTATTTATTTCTTTATATTCTTTATTTTCTTTATATTCTTTAGTTGTGGTTACTTGTTGGTTATTTGTTGGTTGATTGTTGGTTACTTGTTGGTTATTTTGAGTGTTATTTTGCTGGTTAAGTTTTTCCTCTCTTTGTTGATAATTATCATATTTTACAATAGTTACCAAAGAATATTTGTTGGTTACATCGATGGTTATTTCGTTGGTTGAAATTAACTTATTTAATGATGTTCTCACCTGCTGCTCTGTCAAACTGGTTTCCTTGCTTAATTTTTTTCTTCCAGTTACGACCTGACCTCTTTTAATAATTCTTCCTTGCCACTTTTTATCTTCCCAATTAGCTATCAAAAGCAAATGGATAAATAATATTTTTGTGTTATTATCGTTGTACCACTCCCACTTTAACATCTTTCTATGAAGTTTTATAAAACTCTTGTTATCATCCATATTGCCTCCATCTTTTCTCAACCAAAATCCCCTATTTGACAGAAACCATACAATTTGCTATAATTATGTATGTAAAAAGTTAACATAAACTTTTTATTTTTATTATTTATCTGCTAGTTGTGTTACCGAACTATTACTAGCAGATATTTTTTGTATTGTAACATCATTTGTAACTGCTAATGTAATTAACACTAACAATCCATAAAAGATAATTATTCCTTTATTTCTATTTAAGAATGTTTTCATTTACATCACCGCCTTTCTCATCTTATTTGCTTCTCTTCTAATTAAAGCAACATCTATATTTAACTTCTCTACTACTTTTCTAGTAGGAACTAATATAGGCCTAGTTTTGAAATAAAACTCGTTGTTTTTATCCATTTCATCACAGATTGATTTTCTAAAATGATTTATCGCATTAGTCCCTACTGGTAATATAATTTTTAAATCTTCTGTACTTAACCAAGGTTTATTTAATACTTTTTCCTGTTCTATATAATTACTAACAGGTCTCTTTTTATTTTTTTCCATTTTATTTTCCTTTCTCGTGCTAGATTTTTTATTTACTTTTTCTCTTACATCACTTATAATAGATAGCCAGAAAGTGAGGTGATTAATTTGACTACTACCGATTTAATACAATTTTGGTTAGCAATTGGTACAGGTATTCTTGCAATTATTTCAACTATATCAATTATCATTGTGTTATTTCAAAATAAACAAATAATTGAAAACTCTAAAAGGGCATTTATCATAATGTATAAAGACACTATAAGTATTAACAGTCCAATTGAATATTTAGTTATCAAAAATAGTGGTAATACTACTGCTCATATAACATCAATAACATATAATCAAGAAAGTATTGATAAACTTAGCGACTTAAAACTTAATAAAGCTTTAGAATACTTAAATGACTGTTATATTGCCCCAAATCAATTTTATAAAATACCTTTTAGATCTAATGATTCTGGTCTTAAAGATGTCTATTTTAAAGTTGACTACTTAAGTGGGAAAAAGAAACATTCTGAAACATTTGTAATCAATATTCAGCAAGATTATGGCATTGCATCTGGAAAGCAACACTCACAAAATCAAGAATTAAAAGAAATATCAAATGCTATACAAGAACTAATTAAACGAATTAGTTAATAGCCTTTTATTTTCAGACAAGCCCAAACTATCCAGCCTATAATAATTAAAATTATAAGTATTACTTGAATAGTCAAAAGAATCTTTAATAATTTTTCCATATTTTCCACTTCTATCTCCTATTCTTCTTTTTCTTCGTGCATATTCGCACAAACATTTTCAAAAAAAATTGCCTTATCAGTTTTATAAAAATTCAATAACTCTTCCAATCTTTCTACGGATAATCCATTTGCATTATTTTCATATCTTCTAAGAGTTTCACGATTAATATTTAAACTATCAGCAACATCTTCTAACTTAAGATTGTTTCTTATTCTAATAATTTTTAGTTCATTTCCTATTGATTTTTGCATTATTTACCTCCTAACCAACACCATTATATCGTGCATATATGCACTTGTCAATAGAAAATGTGCAAATTTACACAAAAAAAGTTGTTTTTTTTATTTTTTATGTTATAATTTAATAAGAAGGAGGAATGAAATGGCTGAATTTCTAAACAACAATATTAAATACTTAAGAGCCAAAGAAGGGATTTCACAACAAGGTTTGGCTGATAAGATAGGCATAGACAGATCTACAGTATCAAGAATCGAAAATAACGAAATTGAAACAACCATAGATAATGCAATAAAAATCGCTAAAGCTTTGAATGTCACAATCTATGATCTAGTTGGCAGAGATTTAAGGCTAGATATCGATGAAAATACTCCCACAATTGAGGAAAAACATGAAGAATATAAAAGAATACTAAGAGAAAAGGGGTTAATGGATGAAAATGAAAATATAGATGAAGAAAGTCTAAATAAATTATTAAAAATTGCAGATATGATAGATGGTATTAATAAGAAAGAGAACTAATAATAGTCCTCTAACAATAAAAAATACAATGACAATTTAATTTTACGATATTTAAGTAACTTTATTAAATCATTGTACTTCATATAACCACCCCTATTATATTATAAAACTATAAAAGAAAGAAACATAAAAAGAAAGTAAATGATAAATAATGAAAATTAAAAATTTTATTAAATCCTTATATTATTCTTCTAATTACTATATCAAGAAATCAACTACTTTATATAAAAAAACGGACACATTAGAAAAAAAATATGAACAATACATTGATAGACATTATGAAATATTAGAAGACTTAAAAATTAATCGTAATTTATATTCAAAAGCAATTAATTGCAAAGATATCAATAATGAATATACTAATGAATGTATAAAATTATGTTATGAAGACTATAAGTTAGCAGAACATATTATTAATTGGCAAAAAGAATTAGCAGTCATACTAAACAAAAAATATGTTCCAATTAATTATGGAAGCAATAGCATTCTTTTGAAATTATTAGAAAAGCAAGAAAAATATAAAGAGGCAATCGAAATGTGCGATAATTATATTAAATTAGGTTTAACAAACGATGGCACTAATGGTGGCATTATTAAAAGAAAAGAAAGATTATTAAAAAAATGTCAACTAAATTAAACATATAAGGAGGTAATATTTTATGGGAAAATATGTAAAAAAGATATGTCCTAATTGTAATTGTGTTATACAAAATTATAAGTCAGATAATACTTATGGAATGGTTGATATTGGAATACCTTTCGAAATCTGCCCTAATTGTAAAACCATATTAATTAAAAAAAATATAAAAGAAATAAATATGCTTACTAGTATTGATTATATAAGAATATGGTTTTGGAATATTATTAGTGGCATAATATTAGGTGGTTTAATTTCACTTTTTATAACAGCAATAATTTCAAATATATTAAACACCAATGATATAGATATAGTATTTATTATAACATTTATCACTATATTGACAATATATTTTGTTAAATGTTATCAAACTTTTAGAAAAAAAATTAATGAATCTAGTAATAGATTAAAAGATAAAGAATATTTAAAATTAATTGAAAAATTAAAAAAAGACTAGAACTGCTGGAACAGTCTAGTCAAAACACATAAAATAATCAAAATCTAGCACGATCAGGATTTTTCTATGCAATACAATTATAGCATAGAAACAATTCTATTTCAATAATAAAATGAAAGGAAAGTGATTTTTATGCCAGTATATAAAACAAAAACAGAAAAAACGAAAGATAATAGAATATGGTACTTTAAATGCAATTATAAAGATATCTATGGAAATATAAAGCCAAAGAAAAGTAAAAAATTTTCTACTAAAGAAGAGGCAATTAAGGAAGAAGCAAAATTTTTACTATCAGTCGGAGAAACTAATAAAAACAAGAAAATAACATTTAATAATGTTTATGAAGATTTTATCTTAAAAAAACAAGAAGAAGTTAGAGAAACAACTTTAAACAAAATTAAAAACTATTATAAGCATATACAGCCATATTTAGGAAATATTTTAATTGATAAATTAACATTAACGCAATACCAAAAGTGGAAAGCTGAATTAAATAACAAAAAGTTATGTTGCTCATATAAAAATAAAATATATAAACTTTTATGTGAAATTAATGAATATGCACAAACTTATTACGATGTATCATCAAAAGTTATAATAATTGGTAAGGGTTTTGTTGATAAAACAGAAAAAAAAGCGGAAATGATGTTCTTTACACTAGAAGAGTTTCAACAATTTTTATCTGTAATTAATGATGATATATGGAAAACACTTTTTCAAGTTTTATTTTATTGTGGCCTACGCCAAGGAGAACTGCAAGCACTAAACTGGAATGATATTGATTTTGAAAAAAATACCATTAGTATAAATAAAACATTAACTACTAAATTAAAGGGGCAAAAATATACCATATTTCCTCCAAAAACAAAATCGAGCTACAGAATTATTCCTATGACAAAGATGCTTAGAGTAGAATTATATAACTTATACAATACATACAAAACTTTAGATGGCTTCAATAATGAATGGTTCGTTTTTGGTGGGATAAAACCAATACCAGAAACCACCATACAAAAGCACAAAAATAAATATTGTGAATTATCAAATGTAAAAAGAATTAGAATACACGATTTTAGACATAGTTGTGCCAGTTTGCTAATATCAAAAAATGCAGATCCTGTATTAGTAGCAAAGTATTTAGGACATGCTGATGTAAGCATGACTTTAAATCGATATTCACATATGTATAAATCAAAGTTAGATGAGATAATTAAATTAATGGAAAATTAATAAAATTAGGTACATTTTAGGTACACATTTTTAAAAACAACACATAATTGCATAGAAACAATTTAACAAAGATAGCAAATAAATCAATGTTTTATAAGGTTTTATTATTTTTATAAAAAACAAATATTATTCCCCTCAGCTCCACCAATATGAAAATAAAGCCTTATTTTATAGGGCTTTTTATATTTTTTTGTGTGCTATAAATTATATTTTGAACTGTAAATTCTGTCGACTTTTTTATAATTTGTTGTATAATAATATACAATTAATTTGTATTTATATTTGTAGATTTTTTGGTTGCAATTTACTTATTGTTGTGATACAATTTAATTGTAAATATTGTGGTCATTGATACTTATAATTTTGTGGTATGTTATAAGTATAATTTGACTATAATATAAAAGAGATACATCTATTTCACTCGTTAGGTGTCTTCTCAGTCCAATTTATTTAGATTTTTCTGAAAAGAGCACCCTTCTTGGTTGATGGGTGTATTTTTTTAATCCTTGTGGTGTGAACGTTCGATGAGATATAAAATAATAACCAGTATTATCAAATACTCCATTTACTTTACCCTTCATAGGAACTCCTCCTTCCGAATTTATATGTTAAAACATAAAATATAATAATTTTAGACAATGTCAATTATTT